ACACTATCTTCTTCAACAGTTTCTTCTGCTTCGTCGACAACTTCATCAGTTGCTTCTTCAACAGTTTCTTCTACAACAGCCTCTTCACTTACTGCTTCTTCTTCTGCTACTGCAGTTTTTTCAGCAGCGGTGATAGCACGTTGGATATCTTCGTTGTCGTAGTTTTCCTGGATTTCTTTAAGTTTTGCCAATACGTCTTGCATGATTCTATTCCTTTTTCGCGAATTCATATTTGCGGGTTTCTAAACTTTTGAGCATGTTTTCGTTGTAAGCGTCACCAAACACTTCTTCCGTTTTAACATTGTCCGCATCTTTATAGTCCGCATCCTCTAATTTAGAAGTGTACTCTTCATCTCCTTTTAGAGACTCTTCGCGAGCAATTTCTTCAGGATGGTTTTTGTTAATGACAACAAGGTGTGGTGCTTCGCAGCAACCCTTTTGTGTTAGATACTCATACAATTGATGAGCAGTCACTGGATAGTTAACCTCAGCATCCATGATGTGTACTTCACTGTTGCTCAGTGTCTGAAAGTCCATTGGATGCTCCTGGATAGGAGTTTTCTTAGGCTTGCTTAAACTTTTTAATTCATACTTTTCAAGTGCAGTTTCTAATGCATCGATACGATCATTGTCTACATCACCTGCAATTTTAATACGAAAACTGTAAGTTCTTTCGCTTTCCATCAAATAACTTGTAAAACTTTTCATTGTCACTTCCTTATAGTATATTTATGCTTTAAGTGCTACTTTTTGTCTAGTATTTGCTGCAGCAGAGTGTTACGGTCCAGCACAACACCTTCGCCATCTGTGCTAACTTCTCCGCTGCTTTGTTGGTCTTTAGCAAGCCTTGCATCTAGACCTGCTTTTTTGAGTTGCAAGTCTACCATACGCAGTTTCTTGTTTACCTTGTGTGCTTTTGCACTCAGTGCAGTGTCCAGCATACGGGCAGCGTTACCAAATATCTCACCGCTAAAACGTGCTTCTACATTCATTCCCAAGTCCATAAGATCCTTGAATGTGTCTTGTGCAAGTTGTGCAATCTCATCCATTTCATTGTCACTGGTTTCAAGATCACGCACACTTGGTAGTGCTGCATCAATTTTATCTACCTTGGTCATTGCTGTTTCTATTTCTGTAACAGTCAATGGTTTTGATTCTGTAGGTTCAGCAGCAACCATGCGATCAACAACATCTTCGCTGGTTTCTACATCAAAAAGGTCTTCTAGTTTCTTTGTCATCTGCTATCCAATATATCTTGCATGATTTTGCTGGCTGTGTTAGTGAAGAAGCGTGGTGCAAATGCATGTACTACTAATGCTGGCACACACAATTGTAGCCGAACTGCAGACTTTAGTGCAAAACACATATGTTGTATTGCTGTCTCATCTACTTCTTTGAGATGTTGTTTACACTTTTTACTAAACATAATAATACTTATTTCCGTTTCTTGCCATTGTGAAAAATATCATTCTCTGTTACAATTCTAAAAGTCAGTCCTTTGAGTTTACACCATTTTGCTGCAGCCTCCCACTTGGCATGGTTTATAGCAATGGCTAGTTTGTCGTGTTTGCTTGTCTTTGCACCCAGTCTTGTTTGTGATTCTGGTTTCACTTCTATTAGTTCAGCCCGTTTTTTTCCGCCTTTGTCCTGATAAACTATCAAAAAGTCTGGTATATAGATGCTCTGCTTGCCTGTAAGAGGATTGCGATAAGGTATCTGTATGCTTTCACTTGCCCAGTTTATCACACTAGGATGGTTATCACAGAAGCGCATAAAAGCGTGTTCCCATCCACTGCGGTAACGTGGCTTTTTTATGCCTGCATACTTTTCTGGATTGGCCATTTCGTATAGGCCATTAGCCCACTTGCCTTTTGCCATTATACTCTTATCTGTCGTTGTATATTTGCACTTGGCTGTAAATTCTTACTGAATCCTAACAATCCATTACCTGTTCTACTTAGGTTAAGAAAGGCTGTGATACTTTGTTGTAGATTGATTGTATCAAACTGTGTGATGATGTCCTGTGGAAAAACTTGTAATTCATTACACGTTACAAGCACTGCACTGGTTAATGCACTTGCTGCTTCGAGATTGTTGTTGGTGCGCTGTAGAAAGAACGCTTTTACAACATCATACTGTTGCGGATCTATTGTGATTACTGTTTTGAAATAATCAGTAAAGTACTCGTTGATGCGTAGGTCTACATCATCTCTAACATCAGTGAGTGGAAGATTAATTGTTTGTGCCATTTGCAAGTCCTTTTAGTTACTTATCACTAAAAATCTTCGACGATGGTATTGGCAAGATTTTGACTTTGTGTCTTAGGACCAACACCAACATAAGGATCTACTGCGACACCACTTTTGTTTTGCCAACTTGCTAGTGCAGTTGTACCATTTATGTTGGTATATTGTTGTGTTGTGTTTAATAGTTCTTTACGCTTTGATGCAGTCTGTTCTGCAGTCAACGGTGAAACACCACTTGCTGCTTCGTTGAGACTGTTTTGTACACTGGTAATTCTGCCTTCCAACTGCAGTTTCTTAATTGCATAGTTTGCATTATTCACAACAGGTTGTGAATTGTTTCTACTAATGTAAATGTCACTTATCTTGCGTGGAGTAGCTGCACTGTTGTAGTTTGTAGGCTGTACAATTGGATTGCCTATGTTGAGGTCTGTAGTTCGCTGTGCTGTATAGTTGTTGTTACCAATCACAGTGCTGTTACTTGAAATATTCCGCGGTATGTTGACAATAGGGTTATCGTTTTCGACACTTTGCAAACCTTGTAACACAGCAATAGGATCATCACCTGCTTTGATTTTTATTGCACTGCTAATCAATGGTGTAACTTCATTATACAAACTGGTTGTTCCTAGAGTTTGATTTAGTTTGCCAATCAATTGGTCAGAGCCGCCGGGTATGATGCCATCCAGTTTGTCTAGTGTATTGCCAATTTGCCTAAAAATACTGTCCTCATCAAACAAGCTACCGAATGGTCCGAGGGTGTTGTTTTCTGGGCGAATGTTGCCCAATGGACTTGGTGTGGTGTCGTAATGCAAGTTATTAATAAATGTTTTTGGATTGTTATCATCAACTATTCCACTGCCGTATAACACAGTTTCATACTTGATGGTCATTGTGTGTTCCAATGGTGTAAATTCGCCAGCAGTGTGTGTTGGATGTTGGAACGAACTAATTATAGGATTTATCAGTGTGTATTCACTAAACTTACCATCAAACAGAGTATAGATTTGAATTGTGCTAAAAAACTTGGTGTTGCCGTTGGCATAACCAAATGCACTTGCATTTCGTGGTGTATACCTGTCGCGCACCTGAAAATCGTTTGTGGTATATGTGCTGTCCAAATAATAGTGAGTCATGTAGTTGTACCACATTTTCAGCACTAGTTCTTTGGCATCATCATGGAACGTTACACGAGTATCGCCATATTCTATCTTGTGCTGGCTGTACACACGTTTGTTGTATTGATTGTGATCTTGCACATCAATGGTGTATGAAGGTAGGTCCACAGCCTTGACCATCAGTGGCAGTTCTATTTTGTCCTCATTGGTAAACTTACTTGCTACATCAGGAGCAAAGTTGAACACGCAAAGATATAGTGCTGAAAGTCTAGGATGTAGAGCATAAGCATTGGCCCGAAAGGTCCGAGACGCATGATCATAGTCTCGGATTCCATTGTTTTCGGTGCCTATAGGCTTCAGGAAATTGTTGATATTACTAGTAATTGCCACCTGCTTATGTCCTTATTAGCCGGTGATAGTTACGCCGGTTCCTCTTGGTACGCTTGCACCAACACCCTGTCCAAGTGGTGTTTGTACAGCATTATCAAATCTAATTGTTAGTGCAATACTTGCTGGATCATTGGTTGCATAGTTTAAATCACCATAGTTTGCACCAGAAACATAACAACCATACATTTCCCATGTTTCTAAAACGTTTGGTGTACTTGCGCCGTTACCACCATCTAAGATATCAAATTTCATAATAAACTTGTAGTCAATGCCTGCACTTGCTGCTGCTTGCTCCATAAAGTCAAACTGCTTCTGAAGTTGCTCGCCTACTAGTCTACTAACATTGCCGTTAACATCATCACGTAGATTTACTGTGACATCAGCCCATGTGTGCTTGCCAGCAAGTTTAACCATGCTGTTGTACACAGGAATTTCAATTGATTCAAATGTTACATCTGGACGTGTGATATCCATAATCTGTTTTGTTAGTTCTGTTCTTGGTGTCGAGACACCAAAATTATCAAATACCGCACGGAAGCGATATTTTAGTTTTGGCATCAGCAAACCTTGGCTGCTGGCGCTTTGGTCGCTGTCTAGTGGGACAGTAAATTTACTAAGTGATGATACTGACATCAATCAATCTCCTTATTTCCTATAAAGTATTTATCGTAATATGACTATAAAAAAATCATGGTTTATGGTAGTATCATAAAAAAAGAGGGGACAAACCCCTCTTTTTAGATGTGTTATGAAGTGGTTTACACTGATTGTGCTGATGCAACGTTACCTGCTGCAATCTCACCTGTATTCTTGATACGAATTGGAATAAAGATGAATTCTGCTGCTTTAACAGGCTCAATAGCAATGTCAACATACAGTTCGTTTCTATCAATTCTATCATTGGTGTTGTTGGTTTCATCACAAACAACCAAGTAATCAAATACGCCACGCTTGGCAACTAGATCGTTAAGAATACCTTCAATGCCTTCTTTCATTTCATCTCTGGTGATCTTATCGTTTGGTTCAAACACAAAGTTTGCTGCATAATCCTGCAGTATTCTGCGTAGGTAACCTACTAGTCTTGAAACATTGATGCGATCCAAACTGCTTGTTGTTGCAGCACGAGTCTTGTTACCATAGTTCATCAAGCCATAACCATTAATGAATGTCATTGGATTGATTCTGTTGCTGTAAAGTGTATCACGTAGTCCTTCTGTGATGTTGTCTACAACAAACTCACCAGTGGCGCTGTTTACATAACCAATACTTGTAACATTGTCTAACAAGCCGCGGCGTGTACCAGCTGGTGCAAACCAAGGAAATGCTTGATCGTCACTGCGGATAATTGTTCTCAACGCTGCATGTGAACTTGGTACTGCAACACTGTTACCGCTCAAGTCATTTGTTCTACCACTTGGATAGAACACTGCCAAGTATGGATCACTTGTTACTAGTCCATCTTCGCCATCAACTACTGCACTGTTTGCATTTGTTGCCCAGTTTTGTACTGCAGTTGACCCACTTGCTAGTCTCATTGGACTATCGCCAACTACAAATGCTGTGTTGCGTCTGTCGTTGTTTAGGCTTACCATATTAGCAATCAGTTCTGGATAGCCTGGTGCAGCAATCAAGTTAAATGCACGACTGTCTTCACGTAGATCAGTGCTTGCATCCAGACTTGACTTCATTGCATTAACAATGATGTTGCGTACAGCCTTGCGTCCCATATATGGACTACCATCATCTCTGTTGCCACTTACTGTTACCCATGCATCCTTTTCAGTTGGAAGTGTTGGATAAAGTGTTGTGTCACTAAAGTTAGTGCGTGAGAAGTAGTTACTGCGGAACTGCTTGACATTGTAACTGCTACGACGTGTGTTGAACAACAACATACCACGTGGATAAATTGTTGGATCAGGACGATCAATATCAACTACATCACTTGTAAGCAGTGTAGCAATTGTTGGCACTGTGCCTGTAACAACATCTGTTGTTGTGTCACCCATGTAACGTGCGTCAGCAAACAAGATACCATCTTCTGTGGTTTGATCTGTGTTGTCAATCAACACCCATTGATTTTCACTACTCACTGTTTCGTAGCGATAAATTTTTGGGTAGTTATCTAAGTCGCTGGTGTCAATCCAAAGATCACCTACAACCAGTGCAGTTTCATCACTTTGTTGTGTAGGTTCAGTTGTGCTAAAGATTGGACCTGCAGGACTGGTGTTGCTTAGGTTAAAGCCACGTGCATCATTTGTTATGTTCTGATAGCCTTTCCATGTTGTACCATCATGAATCATAATGTCTGCTTCAAATCCACTGTGATACCAACGCTGTAAATTAGCTGGATCAGCACTTGGTGCGCTTGTACTTGCTGTGTAAGTTGGTGCTACCCAGTTACTTAGAATCAAGTTACTGTTGTTACCTGCACGGACCTGTCCAGTTGTGATTGCTGAGCTAATACCTGCATCAGCAATTGGTGTACCACTTGTGTCTTTGAGCACAATAACACCACCTAGGCTGTGTGAGATAACCAAATAACCATTGCTGTTTACACTTGCACTTACACTGGTTACATTGGCACCGTTGATGTCACTTGCTAAATCTGCAAGTGTTGTGCCACTTGTTGTAACTGTAACTTCAGTTGAAAGTGTTGTGCTGTTCGCAACACTGGCTTGGATTGTGAATGATTCACTGCCAGTGATTGGACTTGCAGAATTTACTGTGCCAGTAACATTCAAATCACCACTAGCATATCTGCGGAACAGTTTGTAAGTTGCTGTGTCATTTTCTGTTACATCATACTGTACATAGTATGTGCCAACACTAATTAGTTCACCACCAGTGCTGTCTAGATTTTTGAGAGCACTTTGATCATTTGTATACAGAGGTGCACTAACTGCTTCAAACTCTGCTGTTGTGCTGTTGTAAACACTTACATCAAACCTAGCACCTAAGTTGCTTGTTGTTGTTTTAGCCCATATACTACCACTCGGACGTGGTGTTGTATCAGTTGACTTCCACTGTGGTACAGTGTAGTGTGGATCTTGTGCAAGTAGTGGGCATGCATATGTGCCTGCTGTTAAGCCTGTGGCACTTAGAATTGTTCCACTGTTATTAGCAAGGATGATCTTGCCGTCTGTGGTTGAGCCATTACTTGCTGCACTGCTTGTTGCATAGATTTCAATCTTGTTATTGACTACCGCTGCAGTAACGCCTGTGATACTTGCGCTGTTAATGCTTGTTGCAAGAGCAGTTACAGTTGTGCCACTTAGTGTAACAGTTGTACCGTTGATAACAATACTGTCGCCGTTTGATAGAGTTGGACTTGCTGTTGTACTTTCAACTGTTGGCCAACTTGTCTGCCATGAACTACTACCAACTAGTACCCATGCATTGCTACGATTTTTATAGTATACAGGATTTGATGTGTTTGTTGTAACCACTGCATAGTCACCAATAGCACCAATTGATGTTTTCGGTACGCCAGCAGTCAAGTCAGTTGTGCTGGTAATCACTATTGGAAGTTTGTTAGTGAATGCACCTGTGCTTGCAGAGAATTGGAATAATCCCCAGCGTGTGTCTGTACTCACATCCAACCAAATAGTACCGTTAGTTGGTGCACCTGTTGGACGACTTGTACTTGGTGCAAGTTCTGCTAGATCAACATCTGCACGAAGCACATATGCTCTGTTACTGATGCCAAGCAAACTGTATGCTGCTAACAATCCGTATTCGTTTAATTCATAACCATGAATTGGTGTGCCTGCTGCACTGTTGTAGAAACTTGGGTTTCCAAATGTTTCTGTTAGTTCGCGCTGGCTACTTACTAGGAAGGTGTTACCAGCGTTTGCCGCTGTTGTGCCTGTTGCAGTACCAGAACCTGAACCTTTTGTTTTGTCTTGTGCTGTAGCAACAATAATTGCAGGAACGCTGCCCTGCTGTGTAGCAACATATTGACTTTCGTCTGTTACTGTTACTTCAACACCTGCTGAAATCAATGCCATGTTCAAATCCTCTCAGAGTTAGGTATAATTCTATTATGTTATTTATCGCTACAGTTTAAAAACAGCCAAAAATAACATTTCCCTTTAAAGGTGTGTAAATAAGCATATGCAACGCCCTATTTGTGAGACATGCGGACAGCGTCCTAAAGCAATAAACTACTATAAGGATAAGAAACCTTATTTTAGAAAACGATGCGAACAGTGCTTAAACCTACACAAGCCTGTAAAGCCTCTATGGGTAGATAGTGGATATAAAGTCAAAAGAAACTGCGAGGCTTGTGGATTCAAGCCCAGCATAAGAAGTCAGGTTACTGTGTTTTATATTGATGGTGATTTAACTAACGTTGCTTATCGCAACTTAAAAACAGTTTGTTTAAACTGTAATGCAGAATTAATTAAGACTGGTTGGTCTCGAGGCGATCTAACACCCGATGTTTAAGT